AGGTCGACCATGTCCATGTCGAGCGGGTTGCCTATCCCCGGCAGGTAGCGGGCGATGATCGCAGCCGACTTCAGCAGCTGGGCGTCGGTCGGCTCGTTGCGTTTGGGTCGGCGCTGCCTTCCTCGGCGATCCTGAAGCCGAGGCAGCGGTAGGCGCACATGATGACCTGATCGGGCTCGACGCCCGTCAGCGCCTCGTCAAGCGCCTCGCGCGAGACGCTAGCGCGCTTGGCCGCACGGTCGAGGATGGCGAGCGAGCCGTCGATCGTGCGGCACATCGCCGACAGGACGCTGTAGGTGCTGTGGTCCTTGGCGAAGTCCTCGACCGCCTTGGCGACCTCCATTCCGTCCGCGCCCGCCCGGCGCATCGAGGACTCGATCCGTGCCTGCTCACGCCCGACCCACTCGCGCGACAGCTCGAGCCAGTCGCGGGCGGACAGGATGCGGAGGGTCATGCCGTTGATGATGGGTTGCGGATTCATCGTGCGCGCGATCGTAGCCAGTCGCCGTCCATGCGCACGCACCGCTCGACCTCATGGCGGCGGCGCGCGCTGATCCATTCGAGCCCGTCAGGCGTGAGCTTGAGCCCCTGCGCAGTCATGCGCAGCGCGACCTCCTCGGTGGCGTTGGACGACACGTACCGCTTGAACGGCTGGCCGCGATGCACGCCCGTCACCACCCAGTCGTTCTCCGACGTAAGGATGCCGACCGCCTCAAAGCCGGCGATCGGCAAGCCGACGACCGTTGCCTCTCTCCTCATCGTCTATCAGCTCCAAGCAAGCGTGAATGGGCTATTGGTTCCGGTCGCGGTCGAGGCGAGCGAGAAGTTGAAGGTCACAGTCGCGTCGCCGGTCTTGTTGACGTTCATCGCCACCGAGTCGATGACGCAGTTCGCCGAGATCTGGTTTGTCGTGCCATCTGCCTGAAGCGTCACCGTGCCTCCGGTGGTTGCGGTGTGCGCCGCAAGGACATTGCTGGAGATGAACGAGCTAGTGTCGTCGAGCACGCCGCCAGCGCTGCCGGTCATGTCGTAGACGCCGAGGAGGCGGTTGCGCCCGCTATTGGCGAAGCCGGTCACGTCGGACACGGCGCGGCTGATCGTGCAGCTCCATGTGTTCAGGGTGCCGACGATGCCGTTGCCGCTGACGCTGCCGTTGTTTCCGTTGAGTGCTGCCATTTACGCGATCCTTGTGGTGAAAAGTGAGTAGGTGGTCGTGATGATGATGAACTCGTCGCTCGCAGCCGGCATCCCGCGCGCGAGACATTGAAGCGTAGCCGTGCCGTAGGTGCTGCCGCTGACCGTCAGCGCCTGCTGGTCCAGCAGCGTGAAGAGCGCCTCCTCGATGTCCATAGCCACTGCGGCGCCGCCCTTGGCCTCGCAGTAGATGTCGAACGACAGCGACCCGCGCAGGACGCGCGAGCCGCTGAACTGATCCTCGTTGTCCACGCCCTCGACCGTCCATACGGCCATCGGGAAGGCGGTGTTCTGCGGAGCCTCGACGTGGTAGTAGCGCCCGCCGAGCAGGGCATGGAACGAGCCTGCGCCCGTGGCGCTGCCGAGTCGAGTGTAGATGGCTGCTACTACGTCCTTCATGTGAAGTTGACTCCGTGAAGTCCTGACAACTTTAGTCGGTTGGTAATCATCCTCGGGCCGAGCACCTTCATCTTGGCCAGCACTGGTCTGATGAACGGACGCGGCCTCATGCGGCGCGTGCCGAACTCGAGGAACGGCGCGTAGTTGACCTTGACGCCGATGCGCCACCCGATGCGCGTCGCGGTGCGGTTTCGGCTCGGTCGCGCCATCTGAATGCCGCGGCGCAGGCGTCCCGTCCGCACAGTCGGCGGGTCGCCCGGAGCTGATGCGCGGTGGATGCCCATGTCGCCGAGCGAGCGGTTCTGCCCGATCAGGCGCTGAATGCGTCCCTCTCCGAGCTGCACGCCGACGCGGCGCGCAATGAACCGCTGCGTCGCGCCGTATCGGCTTGCCGCCGCTGCGCCGATGACCGTCCGCATCGACTGCTCGCGCAGCCCCTGAGCCTCGCGCAGCCAGCGCGCGTTCTCGATACGTGATCGGTTCTTGCGGCTCAGGCCCGCGCCTTCATCGAGGAACCGGGACAGGTTGCGGACGCCCTGCGCCGTCTTGGCGTAGAGCCGACCCTTGCCCGGCTGGCTGACCATGAGCTGCAGCTCGGTCTGCGTCTGCACCATCACTTCGAGCGTGGCGAAGTTCAGGACTGCTATGATGCGCTCCCTAAGTTGGCTTGCGTTGAAATTATGGTGCGCAGGCATCAGAGCGGCAGCGTTCGTGTAAGGGAAAGGCGCATATGAGCCACGCCGTCGCCCGTAGATCGCTCGTCAGGCGTCCGGACCTCTTGGATGTCCCAGAAGGCGGTCCCGACGAAGAGCCGATCCTGAGGCTGTATAGCGCTTCCTACGGGCACGTAGCCTACCGCCGATAGCGTGTTGCGCTGCGCACCGAGCGCGTCCGTCTCCGACCCGCCGCCCTGCTGCAGGTAGACCGTGAGCGTCGTGAGGCTGTTCGTGTAGGTGTTGATGATCGACCCCGTGCTATCGCGGGTAGTCGTGGGGCGCTGCGTGGTCGCCGCGATGCCGTACTGGGCAATGAGCGAATCGACGCTCATGCGATCTCCCGCCAGTCCGTAAGCAGGCCCGCCATGACGGCATCGACCTCGGCGCGGTTCGCGCGGGTGTACGAGTAGTCGCCGAGGCTCTCGGAGGCGAGCCCGGCGTCGCGCCGGCGGTCGCGGTACATCATCGCCGCCACCTCGATGCACGCCTGCTCGATGTCGTCGGGCACAGTCGCGTAGCCGGCGGTGTACTCGATCAGGACGCTCTTGACCGCATCGGGCATGATCCCGCGCTCAAGCGGCCAGTACGCCCACCATGACTGGTCGATGGCGAGCCGTCCCGTGTCGTAGTCGTAGGCGTACTCGCTGGGCGTGTCGGCGGCGAAGAGCGTTACGGTGGCGAGCACCACGTCGCCCGCCGCGCGGGGTCGCAGCTGCGCCGTGCGGATGTTCTTGCCGAGCGTGCACGTAAAGCCCGCCGTCGAGCCGATCGCGGTCGCCAGCGCAGCCGTGGTCGTGTACGTCGAGAATGCGAGCGTCGTGGTCGTCGTCACGCCCGCCGATGTCGTGCGGGTCAGGACCGCCGCAGGCGTGCCTGTCTCCTGATTGATGCTGATGCTCGCGCGGATGTCGGTCGCGTCGCCCTGCCCCACGACGAGCGCCGCGTACGCGCCCGTCCACACGCCGCTGACCTGCGACACGGGCCACTGGTGCAGGCGGATCTCGTCCACGCCCGCGCCGCTGCGCCACTCGGTGTAGGTGCGCGAAAGGATCTGCCGAGCGACGTACGACTCGATGCGAGCGGTGGCGCGGTCGATCGCGCTCTCGAGCACGGCGTCATCCGTGCTCGTGCTGATGCCGAGCCATGCCTTGAGATTTGCGAGCGACGTGAGCGCGTAGGGGCCGACAGCCATGCCCACACTCTAGGAGCGCGCGTACCACGGCTTGCCCTGCGCGTGGTACTCGTTGATCCGCTGGTATCGCGTCAGCAGGTCCGAGCCCGGCCACGACACGACGAGCTCCATGTGCCCGACGCGCACGCGCGGGCAGAGCCACGCCTTGCGCCCGGACTCGTGCCAGCGCTTCCAGAAGAAGATATCGTCGTCCATGCGCCCCTCGCCCCATCCGCCGTCCGGGGCGGGCTCGCCCTTGAACCACGGCTTGGCGAGCTTGCGCAGCGACTCGGCGCTGATGAGCGTGAGCCCGAAGTGCCCCGTGCTGATCTCCACGCAGTCGCGGTCCATCTCGTCGGCGAGGATCGTGCGGCGGATGTTCCCGTCGTGGTCCTTCATCGTGAACAGAGGGCAGGACCGCTCGCGCCCGGCCTGCATCGGCACGAGGATCTCGCAGGCGTTCGCCTCCGCGATCGTCCGCAGGCGCACGATGTCGCGCCACTCGAACACCGTGTCGTAGTCCACGGTCACGATCCACTTGACCTCCGGGCGCGCGATGGCGTCCGTAAGTACACGGTCAATACCCTGCGTCCAGAAGACGCCCTGCGTGCGGTGCACGCTCATCTGCAGCTTCACGCCCGCCGTCGTCGCGCAGAACATGTTCTCGGTGAAGCCGAGGCGCGGCGTCGTGAAGCAGAGCGCAACGTCCTTGTACACGGGCGGCTCGGCAGGCACCTGCGGATCGGGCTTGCGCGCCTTGACGTTGAGGCTGACGGGCAGGCTCGAGCAGTCCTCGTCGGTGCTGACCCACGGCTCGCACGCGGTGAAGCCGACCGCCTCGAGCAGGCCCACGAGCTTCTGCTGCTGGTAGATCGCCTTGTGCTGGTCGAGCGTGTCGGACTGCCCGCCCATCAGGAAGCCCTCGAGCGGCATCTCGCCGCCGCGGTTCTCGCCGTACCACTGCACGATCTTCTCGAAGTCAGGCACCGCGACCTTGATGACGCCACCGGGCTTGAGCAGGTTGAACCAGTGCTCGAGCACGGGCTGCGCCTCGCGGTACGGGATGTGCTCGAGGACGTGCGACGCGCGGATCTCGTCCACGCTGCCGTCGCGGAAGGGCAGCGCGCGCACGTCATGCCCGAGCGAGTCGTCAATGGGGATGTAGCCGGGAAGGCGGTGCGGGCCGCAGCCGAGGTCGAGCTTGATCATGCGCGGACGATACTCGCCAAATGACACAGGGGCGACCCGAAGGTCGCCCCTGTATCGGTGTGCGTCGTGCGCACGGTGCCAGCCCGAAGGCCGGCGGGGTGGATCAGGAGAGCTGGCTGAACGGGCCGTTGACCACGAGGCCGACGGTCGTGTTGCCAGTGCCGAGCGCGCCGCTCGTTCCCTGCGCCGCCACTGCCTCGCCGATCGAGTCAGGCGCGGTGGCCGGACGCGACAGGTTGCAGATCGCCCCGACCACCTGCGTGGTGCCGGGCG